ATGGGGGAGCGTGTATTTCCCCCAAGCGTTCGCTATCATTCCGCCATGGCCTACTACGAGAAGCGCGGGGACGCCTGGCGCGCCCAGATCCGCCGCAAAGGATATCCAACCCTTTCCGCCACCTTTGACACCAAGGCAGAAGCCCAGCGATGGGCCGCCGAGATCGAGGGTGATATGTCGCGTGCGCGCTTCGTCGACATGCGCGAGGCCGAGAGCACCACCCTGGCCGAGGCCCTGGACCGTTACCTGTCGGAGGTCACCTCCACCAAGAAGGGCGCCAAGCAGGAAGAGGTCCGGATCAAGAAGTGGAAGGAGCACAAGCTGGCCGGCAAAGGCCTGGCTGCCATTCGCTCGAGCGACATGGCCGCCTATCGCGATGCTGAGCTGAAGGAAGGGAAGTCGACGGCAACAGTTCGCCTTAATCTGGCGGTGATCAGCCATCTCTACACGGTGGCCACCAAGGAATGGGGTATCGAAGGCTTGACCAACCCGTGCCGGGCGATCCGGATGCCGAAGGGCAGCAAGGAAAGAGATCGGCGTCCAACGCCGGCTGAGCTCACCGCCCTCTACAAGGCGGCCGGCCAGATGAATGCCCAGCTCCCGGTGTTCATTGAGCTGGCGGTTGAGACGGCGATGCGTCGGTCTGAGCTGCTGTTGCTGCGCCGCGACCAGGTGCGCGGCAAAGTGGCCTATCTGGAAGACACCAAGAACGGCGAGCGACGCGCCGTGCCATTGTCCTCCCGGGCGATTGCCCTGCTGGAGGGGCTGCCCACGCCGATCGGTGGAGGTAGGTACTTCAACCTCGCGCTCAACACGATCAGCAACTACTTTCCCCGGGCCTGCAATGCCGCTGGGATCGAAGGCCTACGCCTTCACGACCTACGTCATGAGGCGACCAGTCGTTTCTTCGAGCGTGGCTTCACCATGATGGAAGTCGCTAGTATCACGGGTCACAAGACCCTTGCTATGCTCAAGCGCTACACTCACCTGTCGCCGCACGATCTAGCTGAAAAATTAGGGTAGCTCCGAAGGTATTTCGCTGCGTAAGGCGCGTTTCGCAACCAGGAAGGAGTTAGCAATTGTTTAGCGAAAAGAAGATGTTGTGGCTAATCTATACCGTATTGTTTGGTATGGTGCCGATCTTCATGCGGCTTCTGGCATCTGGACTTGTCAATGGAGGGAAAATTCCTTGGATCGCAGCTTCAGATATTATTTCGCTAGGGATAGTTTTGCATATCTCGCTTCTGGCTGAAATTAGATATAGCGATACCGAAGAGGCAGCTTGGAAAAAACAGGTCGCTGGGATATCTGTGTTGGCGGTCGCTTTTTACGCTGTGATGTACGTTTTTTCTTTGCTTGCCGAAGTTTATAAAGATATTGATTCTTTCTTTGTTTTAATGACTTCGGTAGGTATGGCTATTTGCTCCTTCGCTATGTGCTGGGCAGTGTACGATCGATTGACCTATGTACCTAGCAAAAAAGTTGAGGTGGCCGCATGATCAACTTAATTGTTTTGATTATTGGAATAATATTTGTGCTTGTATCTTTGGTCTTTGTATTTTTGACCGCAAGAAATACGCGAAATATGCATTATGAAGATTTTATGAGAAGGAAATCAGAGCGTGAAAAGCTTCGTGTACCTAGATGAAAATAAGATGTACTCGCTGTCTTCTCAATTAATGGAAGGTGTAACCGACTTTGTGGTTCGGGAGCATTCTTCAAAAGGTTCTGAACAGGAAACACAGTCAGGCAAGTTCAGTAGCGGCCAAAAATTGGCTAGTATTATAGAGACTACATCCGGCAACGTGGAAAAGAAGTTTCTGCATGATTATGCTTATACAATCTTTGAAGACAAGTTGCAGGAAAGCGGAAAAATAATTGCTGTTACATCCGATAGCTCATTCTCCGAGGTGTCAAGCTCTTTAGGGGAGCGGAAATTTATACGGCTTAAGGCGAAAGCTAGTTTCCTTGACGCTATTGAGGTCTTGAAAAATCTGGAGACTTTGGTAGATATGCAAGAGGCAATTTCAATCGTTGCTGGCAATGATTTGCGAGAGGCTTTGCTCGTTGAAATTGAAAATTTGCCTGATAATTCCAGTAAAAAGGCAAAGCTAGCCCCGCTAAAATCTGAGCTTGAGAGGCTTTCTAAATCTCAGATTTCGAAAGATAAAGCGGCGAATGATCGTCTTCAATATAAAAATACGGCAGCAGTGCTTGAACATGGTTTCAAAAGACGCCTAGATCTTTCGATGGATATGTTAGATTGCCGGGTGAACGCTGATTTAAAACGTGACTGTTTGAAGGATTGCGAAGATTTCGTATTCAAGACTTATTCACGTATGGCCGAGGTGGAATTGGTACTCCTTGGCATGGTCACCCAGTGCCGAGAATATGATGAAACGGCAGAGGCAGCCGACGACGTTCCGGTTTTCGGCGGTGGCCCCATGAGTGAGATGATTCGCCATACGACTATGGCACTGCAGGGTTTGGAGGCACATTTCCACAGGCCGCCCATAAACCAGATTATCGTCCATCCTATTGCCTTATACCTTGAGCTCTAAGAGCAGAACATGAAGGTCTAGGCCACCCGAAGCGATGGGGGATCTTTCCGCTTTCGCCCTGGCTTCGACTTCTGATGTTCTCCATCCCGAAACTCGCGCAGGAACTTGCGAACATCTTCTTTCAGCCAGCAGTGCCGGCTGCCCATCTTGAAGCTCTTGGGCAGCCACGGCACGCCGCGGCGAATCCCTTCTCTGATCGACGCCTCGGTACGGCCCAGCATCTTCGCCAGGCCCTCAACCGTCAGCACCTCGGTTTCATCGCTCATTCCTTCCTCCCGGCCTGACGCGTCAGGTTCTCTTCCTCAGCCTGACCTGTCGCGTCAGCACTTTTCAATTCGTCCACCACAGACTCGATACCAGCCGCGTAGCTGTCTGGCCTGCCCGTTGCTGCACCGGTCAAGCGCTCGATCACCAGATCGACAGGAGCGGCCCGGAGAGAGGCGACCATATCGATCGCCCACTCACGCCCCTGGAGGAACATGTACCTGTTTATTGGCCCCGTGATGACCACGGTCTTGCAAGCTGGCGTCATGGTGGCCGGGCAAGGTGACTTAGATGCGCCGGCCGCTTTTGACTGAACAGAGTTCAACCGCCCGCGCGCGCGTCGAAGCGCCATCGACGCGAGGATGTTCATGGAGCCTCCCGAAAGTGATCGGCCAAAACGCGGCGCCCGTCCAGGCCGCAGGCGGCGGAAAGATCAAGGACCTGTCCAAAGGTAGTTTCGCGCTGCTGCAGGGCATCCCACAGCAGCAAAAGCAGGCCGGCTTGGCTCATGGCTGCCTCTCCTGCACCACCTGCTGCGTGGTGAGGTGCCGGATCGCGGCGTCTATACGCTGGTCCAGATCCTCACCTACACGCACAGTGCCGATACCGCCTGCTCTGTCGAATACGGCAGGTGTGTGCCCGGATTCAGTTGAAAGCGCGAGGTCGCGCAGCCACCGGTACCGGCGCGCATCAGCGGCCATGCGGACATGCTCGTCGATGTTGAAAGCTTCACGCTCAAGTACTGGCGACACCAGGTCGCCTTGGCTGGCGGCTGTGATCACAGCTAGCCCGCGACCCACGGATACCAACTCCCCAAGCTTCACAAACGGCAGGATGCTCGACAGGGGCGCCGCCTCGCATGCGCGTAGCACCAGGGTGATGCGGTCAGGTTGCGTCATGTTGGGCTCCTTGGGTCGTTGCAGCCAGTGTCAGCGCATCCAGCAGAGCGTTAGCGCGCTTGTTGCGGTCCAGGTATTCGCGGATCGCCTTCACGATCAGGCTGTTCATGCTGCGGTCGTCGGCATCTGCTGCGATGGTCACTTGTTCGCGCATGCCATCTGGCAGGCGAACAACGAATTTGTCAGCGACGCGTGAGCCGTACTCAAAGGCCATGGTTCACCTCCTGTGCCTGAACAGCCTGTTCCTGGGCCAGCAGCTCGCGCCATTCGGCTTCCGTTCGGTTGGCGTAGAGCGGTTCGCTCTCTTGGCTCGTTGCCTCAACAGTGATCGCTGCTGGCGCGGGCATTCCGGCAGCCTTGCGCTCGGCGATTTCCTGGCGGTCGACTGACACGCCCTGTGGCGCCTCGATGCCAAGTCGGACTTGGCTACCTTTGATGCCCAACACGACAACGGTGATGTTGTCGGAGATCTTGATGGATTCGCCTACACGGCGTGTGAGGATCAACATGGTGAAGCTCCTTTTTCAGGCAAGCCGAGGGCCTGCCGCGGTTGATGGCTTTCGCAAAAATCAGGGATGGATCAGGTCAGGCGGCTGGCGTCACGCCACCGCCAGGGCGCACTCGGCGCGCCGGGTTGCAACACGCATTTCAACCTTCCGTTCACCGCCGTTACCGCCACGGCGGATGCGCATTGCCTGGTCATCGCCGATCATTCCGTGGATGGCCATCAGCAGGGCCAAAGCGGTTGCTGCCGGGCTGATCACGCCGCGGCGGAAGGCTTCGGCCACCAGTGCAGCGCGACGGGTGACGCCCCATTTTGTACCAAGGGCGATCAGGCGCTTCTTGACGCCATCCTCGCTGATGCCCAATGCCCGGGCAGCCTCTTTTCCCGAAGCGCCACTAGCAATCGCCAGCAAGCACTCCAGTTCGCGTGGAGCTGCGCCGTGACCGAGATAGCCCTGCCAGTTGCCGACGGTGATCGAGTTTGCCGTTGTCATCGCTGATGCTCCATGCGTGGACTTGATGCATATAAAATTACCTGTAGGTTACCTTTGTGGTCAACACCTCCAGGTAAATTTTTCTCCAGGCGAAAAAAAACCGCCAAACGGCGGCTTTCTCGAGATGGCTATGGTTACCTGGCGAACATTCCCCACCAGAACACATGACCGATTAGGGTAAGAGCTTGATCCTGGACGTCATCGAACGTGTAGTCCTCGTCGGGGTGCTCATCACGATTGAAGCTTCGGAGCCTGATGCCCATTGGAGTGCGATAAACCTGCTTAATCCTAAGCTGGCCATTGTGATTGATGGCGTAGATGTCGCCATCAATGATGTCGCCGAATGAATTTTTGGCTACGTCCACACCTACGATGGCTCCATCTCTTAATACCGGAAGCATACTGTTCCCGCGTACCGTGACGCACCGAGCGGAATTGAACTGAACTCCGTTCTTTCGGAGGCTGCGCTTTCCGAATCTCAGGGTCGACCCATCGGATTGCTCAATTGCAAATCGGCCAGAGCCAGCTGCCAGCTCGACCTCGTGAAGATAGGGGACGACCACCTCATCATCTTCGATCGGAGATTCGTCATCCCATATCGAGAGATCTGCCATCTCCGGGTGCTCAGCTGGATGGGTGGCTTCTCGATGGTGATGCTCACTGGTAACGGAAGCCACATCGAGCCAGAAACGTGGAAGATCAAGTCTGTCTTCAATATCCCTGGCCAGGGCCTCGCCAACCCTTTTTCGATGCTCAGGTTTTCCAGATAGGCAGCGGGAGAGGTAGCTCGGGGCTCGCTCAATTGCCTCAGCTAGCCCTGCGATGCGGCCGTTGAAGCGCTCGGTGACGAGCTCTCTAAGGTTCTGGCGGCGTATTTCATAGATATCCATTCGTCAATTGTCCCTAATAGTTATCTATGGGTAAATTCCCTGTAGGTGTTGCCGGTAGGTAACCTCTGGGTTATCTTCTATGCATTCACTCGAAGGGCTGGCTATGAAAATGAAGCTCCAGCCGTTGCTTGCCTGGCTCAAAACCGCTGATGACAACGGCGTGTCGGAGACTGGCACGACAAGGGCTTATCTCAGGTTGATTGGCTACGGCCAAAAGACTGCATCTGCAGGTATGGCAGTTGGCATTGAGCGCGCAACCAGCGGATCTGTGACTAGACAGATGCTTCGTCCTGATGACTGGCATCGCCTCTGGCCGGAACTGGCAGATCGCTCGGCAACCTTGCAACAAAATATACCGGCCAACAGCCATCAGCGTAACTCCACTGCGGTGGCTGTTAATCCATCCAGTGCTTCGCAGGCCGCCTCATGATCCGCATGTTGGCTGTGGTGGCATCTTGGGCCGAGCGGAAAAACTATCTGCCTGCCCTTGAAAGGCGAAACCCGGCCGTTAACCTGATTGATTCATATAGGAAAAAAGCGCGTGTTGCGCTTTCGAAGGAGCGTGATATGCGCATGCAATTAACTATTCCGCCGACCCGTCCAGGGTAGGCCCTGACCCTCTCGGGGGAGGGGGGTTGCAGTTTTTGTGTTCCATGGATGATGGGGGTTACCCAAATCCAGGGCACAAAAAACCCGCCGTAGGAAGCGGGTTTCTCTAGCCAGTCCACGCCAATGGACTTTTTGAATCTTCGTTCTGTAGGAGGACGAGATGCACCCAGAAAATACCACCGCGCCATCACCGGCGCAACTTCCTCTGCTTCGCCCAATGGACTTCGGCTCAAAAGAGTTCGAGAGGGACTCGGTGTTCCGCATCATTGGCGACGCCGGCCTCATGGATGGTCTGAGCTTGGCCGTCAGCTTGACAGAGGGCATTCACCAGCTCGCCCATCGTCTTGAGCTGGCGGCGAACATGGGGGAGCACATTCGGACTAACGAGCTCCGAGCCCTGGCGTTCTTGGCCGATGCCGCCAACACCCTTAATCGAAGCGCGCAAGTTGCTCTGGAGAAGTGGGAGGTGAAGCCATGATCACGCCTCTCTTAACCGTCTCGCACCAGTTCAACAAGAATGGCCAAGGACACTTCTTTGCAACCGTGCCCGGCGTCAGTTGTGCCGATGCGTTCAACCTCGCCAGCGCCAACCTGAATTCGGCCGAAGACCTGTTGGGTCAGCTCGTCCAGCTCGACGAAAGCTGCCACTTGGCTTTTGCGATCCGGGCACTGGTAAGTCAGGCGAAGGCGTTGGTCGACTCAGGAGTTGTCGCAGTCGAGCTGGCAGAAGATCCGATCCCTCGGTTCGGTGGCAAGGAGATCTCGGCATGAATAGCCAACTCCAAACTCTTGCCTGTCCATTCGCTACCAGTGGGCTCCACGATGTGTTCGAGGCCTCTGGCGAGATACCCGTCCACGAAGCTCTCGATGCCGCAACTGATCGTCTGGAGGCAGTGGTGGCGGGCCTGGCGGATTTGATGCAAGAGCCGGCCGTAACTCACCGTGCCACCTTGATCTTCTACGCAGCCGAAGCGGCGCTGGCGCTCGTCTACGCCTCTCACGCCGGTGTAGACCCGGCGCAAGGAGGTGCAGCATGAACGTCGGCCTCTGCAACCCCCACGATTTGATTGCCCGCGAAGCCGTCGACCAGTTGGCTGCAGCGGTGCAGACCATCCTGCAGCTGGAGGAACTGTTGAAGGCCGCCCGACCAGGACTGGGCGAGCACACCGGACCCGCACGCTTGATCGAGCTCGGCATTTATGCGGCGGGCGACCAGGCCAATGGCTTCGACTGTGCCCGGGAAGACTTACTGAAGCGCTTGCAGGCGTGCGCGCCACAAAAAGCCAGTGTTCCAGTTCGTGGCGCGGGAGGTGCGGCATGAACTTGGTCCTCATCAAGGACGGCGAAGCCGTCACCACGACTACCGTAATCGCCGCCGGTACGGAGAACGAGCACGCCAGTGTCATTGCGCTTGTGCGTAAGTACCAGGCAGATTTCGAGGAGTTCGGAAGGGTGCGATTTGAAATCGAACCCTTTGAAACGTCTGGCGGGGTTCAGTCGCGGGAGATTGCTCTGCTGGATGAACCCCAGGCAACCCTGCTGCTGACCTTCATGCGCAACACCGAGATAGTGCGTGCCTTCAAGAAGAAGCTGGTCCGCGAGTTCTGGGAGTTGGTGCAGGAGCGCAGCCGGGCCAAGTCATCCATGCCAGAGAACTACATCGAGGCGCTGGAGCACCTGCTGGCCTCGAAGCGTTCTGAACAGCTGGCGCTCGAGCAGCGTGATCATGCGATAGCCACCAAGGCCGAGATTGGTAGCCGGCGTGAAGCCACGGCGATGGCCACCGCATCCGCCGCGGTGCGCAAGGTCATGCACCTGGAGAACGAGCTGGGCCGTGGTTGCCAGCACGCCACTGTCACAGCGGTGGAGAAGGCCGCTCGCCGGTCGTTCGGCACCCAGGGTTTCCGGCCCCTCAAGACCTGGTGCGACAGCCATGGTGTGGCTGCCCCAAAAGTCCAAGACCCGCGATTCGGCTGGGTTCGCTCCTGGCCTGCCGCCGCCTGGGCGGCTGTTTACCAAATTGACCTGGCCGAGCTGTTCGGCACTCCGGGAGAAACCGCATGAGCACCATCAAACTCGAAATTGCCGAAAAGATCGCAAGCATCGCGAACAAGCCCAACCTCTCTCGCAAAACGATGCTGATCCTTACTCAGCGAGTGGTGCGCAACGGTTTGGCCAAGCTGCAGCAGATTCGCGATGAACGCCGCGTCTTCCGTCGCGAGGCGGCAAAGCTCAAGGCGTACCCAGTGGCGCAGCACCAGGCAGACATCCTCATGGCGAAATCCAAGAGCCATCGTGAAGATGACCACAAGACCATCAAACAGGGGTTGATCGGTTTGGGTTACCACCTGATCAAGGACACCGACAACAGCTACGACGCCATTGGCTTCGACTGCTTGTGCGACCTGCTGAGCATCAACCCGGTACATCGTGCAGCTATCCAGAACGACGAGCGAGGTCTTGCCGGGCTGATCTACGTCGCAAGGTTGGAAAACAGTGCCAGCCCACAGTCCGAGGGCTGGGGAGAGGGCGGGCCTTTGTTTGAGGCGTGCTTCATGGCGATGGTCGACTGGATCAAGACGGCTCCCGAAGGCGACCTGCCTGATCTGTTCGGCCCAGGTTCGCCTTTTGCTGGCGCTGAAGTGGTCCAGGTCAACCCGTTGACGGATATCACCGGCCCATCATCGGAGACTCTCCAATGACCCCGACCACAACCCACGCCCAGGCGCCCCAGCAGCGCGCTGGTGCAACGATCATCCCCGTGGGCTGGCCAACCTACAGCGCAATGCGGGGTCAGCCCGAATCGGTCCGCTGGCAGTTCTACGAGTTCAGCAAGCGGCTGCGTGCCGATCTGGAGGGTCATGGCTGCCTGTTCGTCGAGCCCTACGACGCCTTCTTGCGCCGCATCACAGAGGAGCTTGAGCTGTGAGCACCATCCTGATGACGGCCTGCTGGCCGCTCGAAATGAGCGCTGCCCAGAAGTCAGTGCTGATTTCCTTGGCCGACAACGCTAACGATGACGGTGTTTGCTGGCCTTCCATTGCTAGGATCTGCGAGCGAACCTGCCTGAAAGAGCGGGCTGTGCGCAACGCGATCCGGTGGCTGGAAAGTGTAGGTTTGTTGGTGGCTAAAGAGCGCGCTGGACGGTCGACCTACTACGTCGTAACCCCGGCATCTTATGCCCCCGGCATTAAATGCCCCCCTGCACCAGATGCCGGGGACCCCGGCACGACGTGCCCCTCACCCCGGCACCAGATGCCGGACACCCCGGCACCAGATGCCCCCAGAACCGTAATAGAACCCAAAGGTGAACCATCAAGGAACCGTGAGAAGGGAAGTGATGGTTTCACGGTTGAGCAAATGCTTGAACTGGCACCGCCCGATCTGAGTGAGCAAACCGCCCGTGATTACTTCCAGTTCCGGAAGAAGAAAGGCCCGCTGAACTTGACGATTTGGAACAACGTCTTGGCTGAGCTCGAAGGTTGTCGTGCAGCAGGGATCAGCCCGGACAAGGCCCTGGCCGAGGCGATGACCGCTGCTTGGCAGGGGTTCAAGACCTCCTGGATTGTCGACCGACTGAAAAAAGAGGCTTGGACCTCCGGCACTAGGGGGACAGGCCAATCGCACCACACTGACCTCGACAAGATTGACCACACCGAGGGGCTGGTTCGCCAGCCCAACGGGACTTACCGGGTAGCAAGATCATGACCACACCGAAGACTCTGGAATTCAAACCTGGCCAGTGCCGCGTGCACGGCGACTTCACTGACGAGCTGATCGAATCGTTCTCGGGCGACCACTTCTGGCAGGGCTGCACTCGCTGCCAATTCGATGCACTGCACTCGGCTGACGAGGCGATCCGCAAGCCGGCGCAAGCTTTGCGGCGCGACTTGGCGATGAACGTCAGCCTGATGGCCGCTGAAATCCCGCTGCGCTTCCGCGGTGCCACTCTGGACACCTACCGCGCCGAAACCGAAGGGCAGGCAGTGGCGCTGAACGAGTGCATTGACTACGTGAATGGCTTCGAGCGCAACTGGGAGCTGGGTCGCTCGATGCTGCTGCTGGGCAGCGTGGGCACCGGGAAGACTCACCTGAGCTGCGCCATTGCACAGCAGGTGATCCGCAGCTACGGAGCATCTGCGCGCTACACCATGGCCATCGAGATCATCCGCGATATCAAGATGACCTTCGACAAGAAGTCCGAGCAGACCGAGCGCGATGTGTATTCCTCCTTGCTGGCGCCGGACCTGCTGGTAATCGACGAGGTAGGCGTTCAACACGGCAGCGACTTCGAGCGCCAGGTGCTGTTCGAGGTGATCGACTCCCGGTACCGGCAGCTGATGCCGACCATCGTGATCTCCAACCTGGGTCTAGCCGGCCTGCGCAAGTGCCTGGGGGATCGCGCTGTCGACCGTCTGACCGATGCTGGCGGACCTGCTGTCCTGTTCACCTGGGCCTCGGCGCGAGGTGAAGCATGAGCGAACTGGTAATGGGCTACCCCGAGGCCGAGCACGGCGTCCTGGGGGCGATCATGCTGGCGTCTCTGGATGGCAACACCGCGCTGGTGGACGACATCGTGAGCCAGATGACCAGCGCAGACTTCCTCTACGACGACCACGCGGCCCTGTTCGACGTGATCCGTGATTGCCTGCATCGTGGCCTGCCGGTTGATGCGGTTACGGTCGGTGATGTGCAGCGCACTCTGCCGAGCGGTCTGGGCACCCTGGCATTCGCAGTGGATCTCTGCCGCAACGTGCCCTCGGTGGCCAACGCGATGGCATACGCAAAGCAGGTCAAGCAGTGGGCGGTGATACGTCAGGTGGTCGACA